ATACAGCTCAATATAAAAAAGTAATTAAAAAATATAGGAGTACAGAAAGAGGTAAAAGAAAAAGAATGTTCTATTATTTACAAAGAAAAACTAAATGTGATAATTCTGATATTGATTTTAATTGGTTAGAGAATTTATTTTTTAATTCTAAAGTTTGTGAAGTATGTAATAAAGAGATGGAACAAAATACTAAATATCCTAACGGTAAACATTTAGATCATATTATTCCTTTAAAAGCTCATGGTCAACATACGAAGGAAAATGTTAGATATATTCATGCAATATGTAATTTGTTGAAAGGAGACAAAACATGCTTTCAGACTATTATCCAGTAAGGCAATATCGTGAATTGGAACGCGGAGAACAACTGGTTTTATTTGGCGATCCCGCCGAGTCGCAGGATTATTGTGCGGCGGCAGTCTGTTCTAAGAAATATTATGATTTCCCTTTAGTATTTAACCAAATTATTGAGTCGAGTCAATTTGGGTATGAACTCAATAGTATGGCTAAGTTTATAGAACATGAGACTGGAATCTGGCCAAAGCTTGGGGTTGAAAGGAATACGGGCGCGGCGACAATTTATGTACTTCAGCAATTAAATTATCCCGATCTTTTTAGAATGGTTGACTTTTCCGCAACCGCAACCCATGAAGGGGGAGCAATAGGGTGGGTGACAACGGGCCACTTGTCGGGAGGAGAATTGCAGGGAACACGTCGTAAAATGTTGGACGATTTATCTCTAGCCATAAACCAAGGAGTCATTAAGCTTTACGACGAGGAACAGATTAGGCAGATTATGAATTTTATGTTTATTCGGGGTAGGGGACAGGCTAAAGCTAATAAAAAAGATGATTTGGTGATGGCCACCTCTGGAGCGTGGCAGATTCAACAACTAACTCCAAGTGTGGATTTTGGAGATTATGATGAAGTTGCCGCTAAAAAAAGGAGGGAGAAGTGGAGATTCAAATAATATGGGACTAGGACTATTCAGAAACAAAAAATGCTATTGTGGTTCAAACCTGAAATTTAAAAAATGTCATTGGTTAATTGATGCACCAACATCAGTTGCTGGTTTACAGGAACAAATTAGATCATTTCAGGTTAGAAAAGCAATAGAACAGCAAGCTAAGGAAGTTGTAGCTAAAAATGAAAAAACTATCTCACAGCCACAACCATAAGCACGTTCGTTGTGATCATTGCAAACATACTTGTTGGACGTGTCAAATAAACTATTGTTGTTTATGTAGCGAAGAATGGGATTATAAGACTTGGCGATATATAAATCCCTTTATTTTTCCAATAGTAACAAGGTGTTCGCATAAACATTAATATGAAAAAAACAGAAGAATTAGATTACTATCAACAACAATCAAAAAATGAATTTGCCTTTCGCCAAATGCTTAAGACGGTAAAACCAGACCTTTATGTCCTTTTTGATATTTTGGAAAAGACAAGAGTTAACCCCCTAGTGGTTTGGAAAGTTATCAGGGCTTTAAATAATATTGCAATAGGAAATGGATATGGAACCATCAGTATTGAAATTCAGAAAAACACCGTTTTATTTATAAGAGGTGAAGAGAGCGATCGTATAAATGCAAGTATTTTGTTAGAAGATAATACTATTGACAAATAGTATATAGTACTATATCTTTTTATCAAGACATAGGTTAAAAAGGTAAACACTACCATTTAACCGACCACTTTAGCTCGCTGTTGCGAGTGTTTTTTGGTCGGTTTTTTTTATGTCTTAGTTTTATGGCTACTCCGAATAATGTCGACTTAAGTAATAGCAAAAAAAAGGAGGAACAGACATTTCATGAATGTAAACTCCACACCGATATAGGTTTTCAGGAAACTGAGCGTCGTTCTACAGGTCAAAACCGTGTCGGTTCCATCTCATTTAACGAAGCAGATGAACTGTTTCGCTCCTGGATTGATGAAAATACCTGGCCATATGATGCGCTTCTATTTGATCCGCGCGTTTTCACCTTCATTTTTGAAAAAACTTCACGATTAATATCAAATAGACCAAGAGGGAAATTAATTCCAAGAGAAGGTGCCGATATTTTGGCGGCAAGAATTAATAATCAGCTTCTTGATTATCAATGGGATATGGCCACAAACGGCGGGTCGATGATTTCAAAATGGGCTCTTATGGATATTAATACGCGCAAATACGGGGCAGCTTTTGCTTTATGTAAGTGGAGATATGAGGAGGATAAGGAAGGAAAGGTTCTTTTTGACGGACCAGATATGACCGTTCTTAATAATAGGGATTGTGCTCATGATTTAACCGCTACAGCGATTGAAAGTTGTAATTGGTTTCAAGTTCGTCAATATGTTACTATTCAGGATTTGAAAGCTGTTAACGATCAGGCTCGCAGCAAACCAATTTATAAAAATCTTGATAAATTAAAATATGCCGTTGATGAACAAAAAAATAAGGAAAAAACTCCAGGGAGTGGGGGAGACACTCGAAGTATTAACTGGTTATCACGAAACCGAGCTATAGCTGGATTAGAACTTGATCCATATGGTAAAGATGCAACATTTAAAACTATTGAGATTATTACTGAATATCGAAGAGACAGATGGATTACTTTTGCTCCGAAACATGGCGTAGTTCTTCGGGATATTGATAATCCTTATAAGAATAATGAAATTCCAATTACTATGCTTCGTTATTATACTATTGACGATGATTTATACGGTTTGAGTGAGATTGAGCCAGTAAAAAGCCTCCAAAAAGCAATTAATGCTCTTCTTTGTCAATATGTTGATGAAATTAACCAGCAACTTTATACCCCAATTGCCATAGGTCCTGGGGTTCGTCAACATACGCTTGAGTGGGGTAAGGGCGCAAGGTGGATAATGAATAATCCGATGACTGATTTTAGGCTTGTTGAATCCCGTTCTAATGCCGCCCAATACTTCAATAACACTTATTCGGTTCTTGTTGCTTCAATGATGAATGCTTTAGGTGAGGCATCTTTGGGGGTATCAAACATTCAACCATATCAACAGGATAAAACGGCAACCGAAGTTAAGGCTCTTCAACTACAAAGAAATGCCCGCGATAACTTTAACCAGATATTTTTAGCTGAAGCCATTAAAAGGCAATTAATGTTGTGGCACTCAATGAATCAGTTGCTTCTTTTTGCTGATAAGAAAAAAAAGTATTACATTGTAAGAATTATTGGAGGAGACGCTCTAAAGTATTTTCAGCAACAAGGACTTCAGGACACAGCTATGATGGATGTGGAAGTTTTGGATCAAGGGAATAAGATTATTGATAAAGTGGCAAAAGGGGAACAAGCGCCAGGAGAAGAAGAATTAAATATTATGGCTGAGGCAAAGAATTATAAGTTCCCAATTAATATGGGGACACAGGAGTCTCCTAATAATGTTCCAAAACTTCAAATGGAAGAAGGAGGACAGGGAGCAAAATTGTATGTTGAACCAAAAGATATTTTAGGAACATTTGATTTTACTGTAGACGTTGAGTCGATGGCTGTTAATTCAGATGAAGAGAGAAAACAGGCAAGACAAGCGGCCGTTTCTCTTCTTTCAACTAATCCAAATGTGGTTGCGATGTTGGCGGCTGAAGGAATGAAGCCTAAGTTTAAAGATTTGTTTGTCTCATGGCTTGAAGATTTAGGATTTAACGACGCGGAACGGTTCTTTGAAAGGGTGCAGGGAGGCGTGGGTGGACAAAACCCATTAGCCTCTTTACTTGGAGGAGCCACAGGAGGAGTGCCAGGCGGGGCAGCTACGGGCGGACCACCTCCAACTGGAATTCCAGGTGGAACGAATCCTAATGCGGGAGGAGAGGCTCCTTCTCAAACACCTTTTTCCCAACCACCGATTAATACATCAACAGTTGAAGAACCAGCATTAGGAAAATTCTTTGGTCAGGAACAATAAAAGTATGGAAAAAAAAGAAGAGTTAAACGAAATAGAGAGAGATGAGTTAAATGAGGGACAGTCTTTGTATGAATTAACTAAGACTCCAGGCTTTGCTGTTTTACAGAAAAAGCTTGAAGATTTAGCTTTTCATTCCTGGGTAGATCCAAGAGAGGTACTTAATAAAACAGAATGGGAATGGAGAGAGTTAAACGGATTCCATGCGGCAAATGTCGCAAAAGAACTTTTAGAGTGGATACAAAAATCTATTAGTCGCTCCGAATATTTAGAAAAGAAGAAGAGGGGCGAGATACAAGTTAGACCAATGAAAATATGAAAATCAAAGAACTTTGGGAAAAAATCAAAAAGATTTGGACGATCGACGCACCAAAAGAAGTAAAAAAACTCAAAAAAAGAATTAAAAAATAATTATTTATTAGAAAGGGGTGATGAATATGTCAGATTATTTTTTATGGGGAGGATTAACGCTTTACGTTGCACTATCCCCTATTCAGCTTGGACCACTATCTCTTGCGGGATGGTTAATGGTTGTGGGATTAATATTAAAAGTTTTA